CCGATTGAATGCTTGCTAATGATTCACTGAAAAGAGCAATCGCTTCAAGATCTTTGGTGGCAATAAACTTTAATGCGAAGGCTACAGAGAGCAATCCGATGCCCAAAGCGAACATCCCTATGGCTGCATAGGGCAAGAAAAGGGCCGCTAGTGCGAGGGTGGCAATCATGCCCGTAAACGCCTTTATCTTATCCACCTCTATAGCTTCGAACATTAGCACCATACCCTTAGCCAGTAACAAGAAGCCAAGTCCTGCTAGCGCCACGCCAGCCCCCACCAAAGCTACAGCCAATCCAACCCCAAGCAATGGGATAGCAGCGGCCGCGGCCGCCGGCGCGACAGCACTTAAAGCAAAAGACATCAGCCAAAGTCCGAGAGCCACTAAGGGGATTGCTATATAAAGCGGAGGAGAGTGAATAGAAGCTAATAGGGCATATGCCACAAGTCCAATTGCGGCGGCGAGGAGGACCCATTGTATTACATTAGCTGCAGAAGCTCCAGCCAACGCCCCCTGTGCTGCAGCCAACCCCCACGTAAGAGGAATCATAATAATCGACCACACCTTCTGGGCTGCAGCAATGACGGTTGCTCTAGTGGCAGAGGCCGTCCACAAATTTTGAGCCGCAGTTAGTGCGTTCTTGGCTGCTGTCAGGGCGCCGGTGGTGACCGCTTTGGCTTTGTCCATTCCGATCATAATTATGAGTTGGGCGGTCTCGGCTTTGTCGGCAATCCACTGCTTTTTAGATAGGAGTATGCGCCGGGTGTCTAGACCGATATCGCTTATTTTAGTTATCCCGAGCGCCTTTAATGCTTTTTCATAAAGCATCATCGCTGTCATCCATGCCTTGTAGACTACAATGGCATAACCTACCCATTCCACTATAAGCTTAACCGTGTCTATATGACGTGAGAGGAAGTCTGCAAAAGTTTGAATAAGGTTTAATAGAGGAGTCAAGACCGGAATCAGCGATTGCATAACCGTCTTAAGTTGTGTCTGGACGTCTGCCATCTCTTGGGCGCGCGCTGCAGCTTCCTCATAATCAGAACTCGTTTTTTCTGTTTCGGCGCCTAATGCCTCCATGTTGCCTGACATCATGAGAGCGAGATCGCCTACTGAATCCAAGCCTAGGCTGTCAGCATAAAACTTTCTCTGGTAGTAGGACATGTCATCGAAAGATAGTCCGGCTTCATCCAGGGCTCCTCGAAGCATTCCAAATCTTTCGGCGGGATCGGTCGCCATCATGAGATCCATGGCATTTACAAAGTTTCCACCTAACGCAGCATTAAGCTTTCCAGCAGAAGTTGCTGCGCCTTCAAAAGTATCAAATTTGTCCGTCACGGCCAAGAGTTTCTGCATTTCCATGCCTGTAAGCTTTGACACTCTTGCCAATTCCTTAAAAGCCTTGCTGCCATCGGCGCCTAATTTTGAAAGGCTCGGTCCAATTTGTCCATATTGGGCAATGAGTTGAGCCGGCGCAACTCCAATGTTTTCTGCCAAGGAGCTAAGATCCCGGAGAGTGGCAGCAGCGGAGGTGCCCGTTTGCCCCAACATTTTATCGGCAACTTGCATACCTTTCGCAGAGTCTGCCGCGCTGACCCCTAACTGACTTAAGATCGCAGTGGTCTGTCCAATTTCAGCGCGGGCTTCTTGGCTGATCATTGTAAAATCAGTATAGCTGGTACGGAGTGCGCTCCATGCTTCTGCGTTCTGTTGCAATGACACCGTACTTTCACGAACGTTCTCATACGAATTTGTCATCTCGCGGGCGAAAGATGCAGAAGCACCAGTGGTTTGACGGAAGGCGCTTTCTGTTTTATCTAATTCGAACGCAAGGTTAATAACTGAATTGACAAAATTCTTGAGGCCCGAGCTAGCTAATTTGCTTGCCCACCCTATGAGCCCCGCTTTGCCGGCTAGCAGCGCCTTCGAGAAACTCATTATGTTGTCATAATTGAAGACTTGATTGGCACCATAGGCTGACATAACCTTGCCAAGCTGTGTGCCCATATCTGTGGCTGCTTTTACAGATTCTTCTACTCCAATGGTATATTTTTTTTGTTCTGCCAGCAGTTGGCGTTGGACTTCTCGCTCTCTTTCTTTTATGCGTACCAGTTCATGATACTGCTCTACGTCAATAAGTCCGGCTTCGTGTTTTTTATCTAATAACTTCAACTCTCGATCAATATTATCTATCGTCTGATCGTGAAGTGATACCCTTGCTTGAATTGAATGCGAGAGCCGGTTTTCTCCCTCAATAATAATGTTTTGTTTATCAATAACCGCTTGCATATTGGCGAGCTTGTCATCGAAAAGATCTTTTTCGGCGGCCGACATCTCTTCATAGGTCTTAGCTATATCTTTCTGCGCGTTGAAAAACTCGCGCATTCTATTAAAAGCATCATCACTTGGCCCCTCGGGAGCATCAGGATCGTCGTCTTCAAATTCTATCATAATAGAGCTTCCTTATCCCATAAATGCAAATGGCACTAAACTAAATAGTTTTCCATAAAAAAAGACAGGGCTTATTACTTACCCTGTCTTAATCTTTACTTTATTTATCTTGGTCGCGTGGGAGGGGGTGGCTGATTCGTCGCACTTAAGGTCTGAGTGGTCGAACCTCCTGAGCCGCCAGAAGATGCCTTGTCGATGGCTTCTTTCTCTGCTTCCAGTTGTTTTACTAAACGGTCCACAAACCATTTGCGCAATCCCACGGGCAAATTATAAGCTTCTGTGAATGACCAACCGCCTGAATATTTTAAGAAGAAGAACTGCTCATACACGTTCTCCATATAATCACTGGTCAGGCCAAAAAAAGTCCGCGGTGAGCGGAACCTCCATGTCTTGTTCGTGGTCACACTCATCACATACAAACAGTTGTGTTAAGTCAATGTTAGGGGCTGCTAATTTATAAGCTCGGCGCAAATAGCGCGCGTCGGCTGAGGGCATATTCTCCGCTAGCTGCTTCAAGCCAGCAGAATCGGTAATTCCATTGCAACCTACAATCATATTGTTTAATTGCGTAGTTACTGCTTTATCAATAAGCTGGTTCCGTGATTTCTTGGTAGTACCTAAGAGTTTTTTCTCGTCGTGCCCAGTTAAAAGACGAAACGTAACTGTGAGTTCAAGGCGTGGCAGCCATACATTATAGGTTCCTTCTTCGTTCGCGGTAACGTCCATTTCGTCAATGTCATCGCCCGCATATACGGTTGCCTCATTAAGATCAAATGAATAATCTTGAGTCTCGTTACATGCGGGACATGTAACTTGAGTCCTATATTCGTTTCCATAACCCGAAGTACGGGCCGCAATAATGATCGCATTCCGATCTCCCACTAAAAGAGAATCGGGGTTAATACTCCGATTTACTATAATGTTTCTGAGCAATCGTTCGATGGCGATGCCCTTTTTAAGCAAAGTCCGGGACGTAAGAAGGTCCTCTTCCTTGGCTGTCATGTGTCGAATCTCAATGCTCCCTTCATTATGGAGCGCGTGTCCTTCTTGGTAGTGCTTTCCTTGTGAAGGAAGCTCTACAAATTCAGTTGGTACAACGAAAGAAAACGTGGGGTTATCCTGTTGCATCACTTGAGGAGGAGGACCACTAGATTCTGGCGTGGTGTCGCCCATGCCTAGGCGATCTTTATTTCGTGACAATATTCACCTCTTTTATAAGTCTTGTCTAAATTGCTGCTGCTTCGTCCGGTGCAGCATTACTGGGGAGATCCCCGCCTCCGCTGGCCTTATCGAAAACGGCGCCGTTGGGGCTTTGGAGAGTTGCCCAGTCGTATTTCAGCGTCATGCTTACCTCGGTAAGATCATCACCGCCATATTCCAGGTCTCCGAATTTCAAATCCGTAATCCAAGCATTCTGGAGAGTCCAGCTTTCAACGCTCTCACCGGCGCCGTTAAGTGCGGTAACAGTTACCTGTCCCAGATTACTTGCGGCCGATGCTTTCGTCATCGTAGATAGGTTGCTCGACGTGTCAGGAGGACTATAACCGGCGGCCTGAATAATGCTCGACAGATCAAAGGCAACGTCAGGTTCTTGGGGGTCTACCATGGTGATAGCAACATCGTTCCATGTGACAGAACCAGGATAATAAAACGTATGATTCAAATACTTATGTTCTGCTGCTGCAATCGTGAAAGAAGGTTTAGCGGCAGTCTTTGCATACCAAAGATTAACCTCACCTAACCCACTAATCCGCACTATAAACCTAAATTTTCTTTTAGGATCCCTAAGCGTAGTATCGCTCGAAAAATTGTCAGTCCAAAATGCCATTGTTTAATTACTCCTGTGTAAGCGTTTCAAAATTAAATAGTAAGGAGAGAAAAAATCTCCATATCTTTTAATCATCAAATGACGCTCCTGTTGATGCAATCACAAAGTCGATTGCAATGTATTCAATTGCCCGGGCTGGCTTCACCATAATCTTAGCATATAAAATATTTTGGTCAATCAAATCTGCCGTTGTGGTGGACTCATCCAGAATCAATCGATATTCCGTAATTCCGTAACGAGTAAGCACGCTGTCCAAGAAGGGAGAAATCAATCCCCTGAAGCGCGCCCATGTTGACTGAACGTTTTGTTCGAAGAGAATCTGGGTGGAAAGGATCGAAATCTGCTTCTTCAAGTAAATCACTAACCTTCTTACATTAATTCTATCCAGCGCAGACTGACGCTCTTGGAGTGTCTTCTGTCCAAATACCACGATCCCACTAGAGGGGAAGGAGGCGATTGGATTAATGCGTGCCTCGTACAACGTATCACGTTCGCGGGACGTTAGCCTTTCTGACACAGCCGTTACGGGAATACCCGCCGCCCCATCAGTCAAGCCACCGCGATTGAACCCGGCGGGTGCAAACCAAATATCAGACTTCTTTTCAGACGAGCCCAAAACACCCAGCATTGCTACAGACGGCGGCACCCATACTAAGACGCCACTTTGTGAATCCCGAGTCTGAACCCAAGGATAGAAGGTTGCGCCGTAGCTCGAATCCACTCGGCGAGCGCGAAGAGTATTCGCGGCTTGAATTGGAGTAGTTCCAATACGTGCCTTCTTGGTGGTCTTGCGTGCCTCGTGAGGCGGAATATAGATACTGGGCAAGTCAATAAGTGCCATCGCATCTGCGCGCTCTTCACAAACATTAATCATATGCTGTGTTAAGGAGTCTACAGTAAGACCGGGGACAGCCAGAAGGTTCATGTTCAGCATCTCCGGATCGGCTACCGTGTCAATTGCTCGCTTATAGGTATGGTATTCCATACTGTTCTGGTTGGTGGCATTTCCTGTACCGGATCCACCTGCGCCAGGAATACCGGCGTTATAAAGAGGATCGGGGCGCAGGATATTAAAGCCATCGGATGCTCCCCAGAAGGGGGCAGTAAAGCGATTATAGTCTGCATTAAGCAAATCAGCAATCGAACCAGAAGTAATGGATACTCCGGAGGCGCGTGAGCCAGAAGCATAATAATAGCCTCCCGTAGAACCGGAGGTAATATCATCTAAGGAGAACACATAAGCACCACCCTGCGTGCCTGTTGCACTGGGCGACGGCGTTCCCGTTACTGGATCGCTTACCGAAGATTGCCAAAGCTTTCTTAAGCTATCAGCCACACTAGGATCTGAGTGGGTGCTGGTGCGATCCCGAGTTGTTTGCATTCCAAAGTATGCATCAGTAGGAACCGCTAAGCCACCATCAGAAGCAGAGAGGCGCAGGCGGGGCGTTGGCCATGCCAGTGCCCCTGTCAAAACAACACTTCCCATAAACAGGGCGCTTGTGTCGGTGGCAGTTCCTGTCGTTCCGCTCACCACACTAGAGGGGGCAAAAATCATTTGAGCCGTAACTGCCTTAGACGTCTGTCCCAAGCTCCTAAATCGGGGTGGTCCATAATAACCAAAGGGCAACAGAGTAGAATCAGCTCCACCACCCTCTACGTCTGTATCCATCTCAACATAGATATACTTAGACCTATTAGGATATTCTCCATAAGTCTTCATGCGGCGCGAAGTGGAATCCCATTGAGTATACTTGTCTCCAATCACTCTAGCGATGAAAGAGGGGGAAGCGGGATCTAATGAACAGTTATCAAACCGTTCCATAACCTGGACGTTGGAATCCGTATCATGAAGATTGCGGATTACAACACTAAAGGTGCCATAATCATCGGTTGTCGTAGTTGACTGCCGAATATTTTGAATAGAGATCTTGCAATTCTTCTGTAGCCATTCGCCATGGCCGCGGCCTACGAATCTAAATAGCTTTTGTACACTATGGGGATCATAGCTGCCGGGGGCTCCTAAATCTTGTCCCACAAACCATCCTGCTTTCGCTTCAGTTGAAGCGCCTTGCAGATTTTGGGGCCCAGTGGTGTTAGTTCCTGCGAGTGCGATAGGCAACAGCACCCCGTGAAGGGATGTGGCTGTTAATCCACTACTAGAGACGAACCACGATGCACCATTGGCAGTGGTAGTTCCGGCACGGAGAGCTTGTCCAAAGCTTTCTCCGAGCCAATAATTTTTGCGTGCCGACGTAGGATAAAATCTACCGGATACAGATGCGAGTTGCGGATTTGTGTTAAATCGATTACGAATAAACAAATCTGAAGAATCATCAAAATTAAATTTAATTGTCTCGCTGCCGGTAGCTGCCGTAGAGCCGGCATTACGTACCTGCACAGCAAATGTATAATCAGTAGTGTTGTTGCCAACCACCATTCCCACACCACCGGTGGTAAGTGCGCCGGCGCCATGCATCGTTCCACTCAATGAGATGGATGCGCTAGCGTTTACATACCAAACTGCAGCCAATACGCCTTGGCGTGAGGTATTACCTCCCAGAAGCGTAGCATGCGAGGAAGAGGGCCAGACCCACAGTCCATAAGCGCCGCCATTCTCTGCCACGGTGTTAGCAGGGCTGCTCAGCGTTTTCCAGCCGGCTTTACCGGCGCCAGAAGCATTAGAGTCTTCTTGACCCAAGAGGCGAACATAAGTTAAAGGCGCCACATTCGAGGCCAAAAAAGCCTTGGCCGCATAGGTCCCATACATAGGAGACTGGTAGTTTCCATTACGAGAGATGTCGCCACCCCCCATACCGGCAACGGTCTCTCCGAATACTTCAACAAATTCCGAATAGGATTGTACCTTCACTGGGGTCATCGCGATGCCGCGACGGGCACGGCCGATAACGACAGGGCCAATGGCATCGGCGGTGGCTGGGCGGAAAGAATTATCAATTTCGTTGATAAATACTCCCGGAGATACAAATTTAAAATTCTTTACTGACATGCTTGAGTTTCCTTTTAAAACAATTGCGAATTTATGCTACTGCAATCATTAATTAAATAGTATTTTTAATTCCAAAAAGCTCCTGAACTGCAAAGAAAAATGGGGGATAACTTCAGGAACTGCTTTCAGGTCCCCCATCAGGGGGGGTACTGCCGTCCCAAATCTTTCCAAACAGGTTGGAATTGCCGGGTGGTGCGATCCCCTCTCGCGGAAATGTAATTTCTACAGCATTTTCTCTCATTGTCACAATGGGACGATCATCGTCTTCGCCCTCTCCCATTAAATACCCCAGTACTCTAATGGTAACCTCGGTAGTAAACATTCGCATTTCTTCGCCCAAGGCGGCTACTGTATTAGAGTGGGTAAAATTCTGATCGATGAACGCTTCATAAAGATGGCCGTTTCGTCTTAAAATAAATGAATTAATCTGTCCGGTTCGTCCCATAAAAGGAGTCATTAAGGTATTCATCTGTTGTTGGTATTCTGATCTAATAGAAATCTTATATTCCGCATTAATATATACAGGGATAGGGACCGACAGAGTTTGGATGACTACTTTCTTATTTATTCTGGGAGAATAGCGTTGTTTGGTGCCGGCAGTATTCATACGTGTCCCGGAAGCCACTGCAAAATTTCGAGTCTTATCCTGAACAATGCGCTTGGCGATTACCATCCGACCGGTGCGGCCGTTTCCCTTGTCTGAATACAAATTCGCTTGATAGCCTCCTTTTCGGGCTGGATCCTTAACAATCCCAGTACGCTCTACGCTAATCAAGGGCAACTTTAATGCGCCCGCATCGTCTCTTAGCGATTTGTCGTGCTTAATCTGGTACGCTCGTTCGGGCGTTTGCCATAATACCGGCACTTCTGTAAATCCTTCGTTCGTTCGAACGCTCAACTTCAAATCTTCCTTAATCCATGACACCAAAGAATAATCAATACTCTCAATGGTCGATGCCAGCATCCCTACCTCTTTAAGGGTGAAGTCATCCTTACCATTACTTCCCGTAGGAATCATCGCAAAATCAAAGTTATCAGGTAGCATCGAATAATCCCTTTCTGGCGCGCTTGCAGGTAGCTGCAATTTCAAAACTGTGATCTACTTGTCCAAAAAGCTTAGTCGGCTCCGAGAGCTTAACAATTTCATAATAATAATCTCCATAGAGTACAAAATCGCCTTCACGGACATATAAGTCTTGATCCTCTGTTAAACGACGTCGATGAAAATGAATTGAGATTTCCCACGACTTGTCAAGCCCAAAGCCATCCATATATTGAGTGGAATAATCGGTAAACTCAACCAAAGCATACACCCGGATGGGAGGTAAATACGTCTTTTCGATGGCTTCTCCATACATTCCATGAAAATCAGTAGCCCCGAGGTCAACAGGATAATAAAGGATCTGTTGCCCAATAACTTTTTCAATTAATTCATCATTAACCTGCTTTACAAGGTTGCGCTCTTTTCTTCCTAGAAAAAGTGGAGGTGGTGGATTCTTTGGTCTTTCCCATTCATTATCGGCCATCGTTTATTATCCTACAAAAATTGGAAGTGGCGAAACTTTCAACACATTCGCTGCTGCGTCCGTTAGTTCTTGATCAGTCTTAGCTAATTCATCATATGTGATAGTATCTAAGATTTCCATAAGCTTATCTTTAAGTGCTGTTTGTTCTTCTTTTGCCTGGGACAATAATTCCGAGTGATTCAAGGTTACGCTTTCGCCGGGGATGGGCATTGTCGTAAACTTGCCTCGAATTTGTCCCAGCATCTCTTTGCACAAGGCTAAAGCATATTTTCTAATCCATTGTTTTCCAATAGCATTAATGTTCACATACGGAACATTATCAAATGGCATTGTATTCAAGTTATTTACTCCCTGAACTCCCACGTTGGTTGTGCCTTGGTCCCATGGCGTAATGTCTACCATAAATTTGACCCATACCCGATCAGCAAAGCCATCAGCCCATGCATCGGGTGTTGGAAAGAGCCTTAGTTTATCGTTTATAATCTCATAAGCATAATTTGAGGTCCGAGTTACAATCGAATCTTCATACATTTTTGCTTGGAGTTTGTTTTGCCATGTGGGAATAATCTCAAAAGTAGAATCATCCGCATATTGTCCATAGGTGGAATAATTTCCTACGACACCGAACCCTCCATAGTACCCATAGAAGCGCCACATTGCCCTAGGAGACTTGTAAAAAACTTGTTGCACAATAATGCGCTTATTATTAACTTTCCCGGCATAGTCGACCGTTTTGCCCGCATCGTCTGTTCCGGAATCAGAGGCACTTTGAATGATGGCTTGTAAATTGTAGTCCTGTTGGCTGCTGACGGGTTGAAACGATGCCGAATATTGGGCCACTGTCCCACCAAAACCTGCAGCGGCCGCGGCACCATCGCCTACTCGACGGGCATACCCAATTGTAAAGCGGGGATACGCTAAATTGGTGCCAGAGGGTCCTGTCTTCATGTCACCTAGGTGATCAAAGGTTCCCGTCTGGTTGCCCAAGAAGGTAGAGAGACTATTTTTGGACTGATGAATATTAATGATATAAGAATATTCTAAAACAGCTTCTTCATATGCAGCATATACATTCGCCGGGGTTAACTCGATGTCGACAACATCGCCACCGAGTTTCTTATAGGTATAGGCTACTTGGAGCGAGGCTCCGCTCAGAAAATCTGCGGATCCTGTGTACATCCCAAACGGACATCCGGCGGCCACTAGTGAAGTGCTTCCGGTAGAAGTTAAAACAATAGCACTTGTTTCAGATATTGGATTTAGCTTAGTTGGCATTAATGAAATCTCCCCTCACCCTAAATAGTGATCTCATTAACAATATGCCGGCGATAACCCGGGTTCTTTAGAAAGGTTAATAGTTGTATATCAATTATTTGGTTTTTTTGGTTGTGGTCTTCGAAGACTTTCGTGTTCTACTAGTGGTTTTCTTAGTAGGCTTTGTCTTAGAAGTAGTCGACTTCTTTGGCTTAGGGGGAGCGGTTGTTTCTTCAGTTACAACTGTTTCCACTTCAGTCGGCGCCACCGTTTCAATTGGTATTGCGGCCGTTGTTTCAATTGGTGGAGTAGGGATATCCTCGCGCGCTACTAAATAACTATGTTTTGCTCCAAACTTTTGTGGATATCTTAATACTCGTCTTTTCTTTCCCATGGGGAACTCCTGTGTAATATAGTAATTAGTTGTTCTTCTTCAAAAAGAAAAATCCCCCCAACCCAAAAGGGAAGGGGGGACAATATAAACTGTAGCAAAAACTTGTTAACTACTAACTAAATGCAATGCCGTTAGCACCACCGGCAGCGGCAGTACCCGATACAAACCACAAAGTACCATTTGACACCAGGGTAATTTGGTCGCCTGCTAGCGTAGCACTACCGAATGTAGCTGTCAGGTCGCTACTGCCATCAGCCAAGTTGGCTGCTGCGGTACTAGGTCCAGCAACAGCACCGGCCATAAAGTCTCCGGTTCCTGCGATGACAGTACAAGCAGCGGTGGCGTAATCTCCCGTTTGAATGACTGTAAAACTCATTCCAACAGTTGCAGCGGGCAACGTAATGTCCACACCGTTAGTTCCCATTAAAATAACTTTCCCACTATCCGCAGCCGTTAAAGTCGTATCCGCTGTCACCACTTTATAACCCTGCTTGAGATGGAATAGTTCATTTTGATTTTCGTTAATCAGGCTACGAATTCGTGCCCAACCTACTCTTTTAGTTCCCATAATATATTTCTCCTTCTATGAATATTAATTAGGTCAATTAACGAAAGGATTTCTCCCTCCTCCCCTAAGTAGCTCCTCCCATAAAGAAAGCCCCCGTCTTTCGACGAGGGCTTAACTTTTATTTTGCTTCTAGGGTTTAGCTAGTAGCACCTGCCTCACCTAAGAGACCACGCACGATAACGAGACCGTACATATCGGGACGCACCATCTTCTTGGCGTACCGAGTCATCACGCCCTTGCGGGGCACGAAGTCTTCAGGGCCAAAGATAGTTGGTGTAGTCTGCAGCGGCACATAAGGTGCGTACACATATCCACTTTCAAGGAAAGAGGATCCGCGACGACCAACGAGGACCACGTTTCGCAGGAAGTATGGGTCAACAATGACATCAAACTTCTTGGAAAGAGATCCAACCTTGACGGCGCCCACAGAACCAGTTTCATCATCTGCCGTAACAGAGGCACGGAAACCAGCCGTGAACTCAAGGATGTTGGCAACTTCAGGTCCGCAGACGATGAAGTTAGCACCACCACGCAATGTCTTGCGATGGATCTGTGCAGAGACATCATTGATAGTTTCAATGAGAGTCTCATACCACTCACTTACCGTACCGGTGAAGTCGGGAGCAGCAGAAGCCGCACCGATTTCAGCGCCAGTTACCCGGTTCACGAAGAGACCCGGGGCACGAGCCCAGTAGTAGGTTTGAGCGGTTGCACCGTTGACCAGATCCGCAAGAATCTCGCGGTCAATCTCAAGAGCAACTTGCTCAGAGAGAATGCTAGTCAACTCGACCTCAGCATCAAGGTTGTGGTAGGCGTTAAGATCTTGTCCTAACTCCGGAGTCCACTTAGCCTTGAGCTTCTTGGTCTGCGCGGTGACTGCGATGGAATCGACCTTGATGTCGATCTCAGGGATTTCAGGATTGCCTTCCAGCCCCCAAGTTGCAGCACCGATAACGGAACCAATAGCACCACCAGCGTTGAAGTTATCAACGATGGGCACCTGGACAGCCAAGTTGTTATCGATGGTACATGTGGTCGCTCCCGAGAGAGCCACCAACACCGTCCGAACACACTTTGCATTTGCCGTCAGAGACGACGCTGCATAGCTAGCCGGATTCGCACCAGCCGGCACAATGTGCGTCAAGCGACGAACCTGCGCCAAACTACCTGAAGTCAAACCACCGACGAGAGCAGATTGACTAAGTTCAAATGCTCCGAGGTTGTTGAAATCAGCTTGGCTAGCCGTAAATGCCGCATGCTGGAGATCCAGTACGACGACCTTATAGCGCGAACCGCTCGAAGAAGACAGAGCTAAGAGATCGGGATCCCAAAGAATGAGCTTCTTCTGATCGGCCGACGCACTGTTAAGAGCAAATTGATCCTTAACAGACGAAGACGCAGCGGTGTCCGAGACGTTAACAGTCCCACTCGGTGAGGAGTAGGAATAACCACGCGCACCAACCGTGCGAGGACCCGAGAAGCCATCGCCACTCGAACTCACAAGGTCCAAACCACCAGTGATCTGGGCACCGACACGGTTACCACCATAGATGGAAGCCGTAGCCATGTTACCAAAGCGATCACGCTGGGTGTCTGTGTTGTCTCCAAGATTAGGTGAGAACACGAAATCCAGGAAGAAGATGAGACCCGAGGGGAGACTCATCGGCTGAACACTAACGAGATCGTTAGCAATCAACCCTGCGAAAACACGTCGGACGATGGGGAATGCGACGGCAGCAAAGCCTTCGACATCACCAGCGGCCATGGACGAGTTCTCACGCAGGAGTTCCTTCGCTTGGTTCTCAAGTAACCGAGCCATAGACTCCCTCTTACGATCAGTTCCCAAACCCTCTAAGAGTCCGGTGCGCTCCCACTTTGTTAACAAAGCGTGACCTTCGGCGCGCATGTCACGATTGATAACACCTTCGGTCAATCGTTCAATAATACCAGCCATTTTAAAATACCTCCTATAATATATGTATTTGTATTAATCTTACTTAATACCTGCTAGTCGTTTCATTCTCTCCGCAATGGGATCGGATGAAATGCTTTCCTTACGGGAAGCACGGATAACAGAAGTAGTGCGTCGACCAATTGCTTCGCTCAGTGATTGTGGCCCACTCTTTCGGGTAGACTCCACTGCGCTTTCAAGCGTTTGATATATTGTCTTTGCTTCTGTTACGGAACCAGCTTTCGAAATAGCGTCGGCAATTTTTGTTTTTTGCCGCTCATTTAGGGAGGTATTTCTCAAAACACGGTTCGTGTAAAGCAAGCGAGCATTAGAAAGATTTACATGATGTACATTCTCTCTTATCTCTTCAGTTGCTTGCTTATATTGTTGAAGGGTCTCTTTGAGTTGGTTATTTTCAAAAACCAACTCTTCCTGAGCCTTCCTTAAAGTCTCTAGATCATCTTGCATATCAGTACTACGACGATGTGCAAGTGCTCTTTCTAATTCATATTTAATGTCTTCGGATGAGCGTCCAGCCCACCCTTTCAAACTGGCGCCCATGTCGACAGTCAGTCTTTCCACGATGTCGTCAATTAATTCCTCGGAAACATCGAGGTCTTCGCCCAATCCAGTTTCTTCGCCAGCAAAGGAGCCTGGATCCTTCTCTTCCTCTTCGTCGCCTTCTTCATCTTCCATGGCGCTAGTATCAGCGGCAGTGGCCGCGGCACTACCAGCGAGAGCCTGTCCGCTATCGGATCCAACCCCTTCGGCAATAAAGGCAATTAATTCTTCTTCCGTTAAATCAATTTCCTGCTCTCCTTGAAGGTGCTCGACGGCTTCTTGAAGAGCATCGAGGTTAATATCAACCTCGACTTCTTCGCCTGACTTAGGAAGACGCTCAAGGTTTTCGCCTTCATTCTCGGACAGATTATCCGTAGCAGCCAGGGGAATGTCTTCGGCGACTTCTTCGGGAGGCTCGCCGGTGTCGGCGGGGTCGCCGGCTGGCAACGCCATTTCTCCTCCAAGGTCTGCACCCATATCCATTTCACCACCACCGGCTGCAGGATCGGCGGCGAGAGGATCGGCGGCTAGCGGGTCCTCTTCTTGTTCTAAAAGCTGATTGAGGGTATTACGAACTTCCTCTGAATACTTATCGATAACTGTCGTTTCTGCGCTCTTAAGAGCGGCCTCACGGAGAGCCTTTGCATCTACAATAGCATCTCTTAGTAAATTAGACATTAATATGCTCCTTAAATGGCATTAATTCAAAATAAATAGTGTTGACAAACACGAAAATCCCCATTAATGAGTTATTCCCTTCACATAACCTATGGAAGAGGCATTGCGGTTCCAATAATCTGCCAACTATAAATTCCGCCGGAGATTTGTAAAGCTTGAATTCGCACTCCTTCGCCCTCCCCTATGTGGACCGAAGCAGTATATTCAATCAATTCGCTGCCATTGGGATCTATCTCTGTTTCGCGATGCTTGCTGATGTTCTTAATATAGTAGACGGTGCCATCTACAGTGGCTGCGGCCGGTAATGATGCCGTCAGATTATTAGCGTTGCCGCTCATATAAATAACATTGTCCGATACGAGTAAAGTGTAATTTGCTGTCTTTACTGCATAAGGTAACTTCACCCCATGAGTGACTACTAAATTGGAACAAGTCAGAGAGGTACCGGCGGCGCCAGAGGAACCCGTCTTAAAGGAAAAGGCACCATCCGATGCAAAGGCACCGTCATTGCTCCGCATAAATTGGATCTCTCCTTCGCCGCCGGAGCCTGTGCTGGCTCCTGCCGAGATGCCAGTTAATTTTGAGCCGTCGCCATAAAAGACCGATGCAGACAAATTTTGACTAGAGCTAAATTGGGTATCTACTACGATGGTGTGCGTTTCGGATCCGCCGGCGCCCGTTACAAACAGCCAGCCCCCATCACCCGCCATGAGTCCGTCTGAATAAAAGGCAACTTCACTTGTATTGCCAGGATACGACAATCGTGTGGCATCGCCATAGAAAGCAGATGCCGAAATATTAACAGAAGCCGTCAGTCCTCCCGCTAGAGTGAGAGTGGTCCCGTCAAACGTTAAATTACTGCTCCCTGCAAAGCTAGCTCCCGATTTAGTTTGAACAGTATTGTCGGATCCGCCAGGGGTAGTAAACGTTAACCCATTTTGCATATAGGTTTGAAGGACTGTCAACGTCGAACTCTTTAATACATCGCTCGCATCCGAATCCGAAATCAAAAACTTATCATTATCGGATAAACTAGCTTTAGCTGTGCCATCCGCAGGATCAACCCTTAATTTCTCGGCGGTTATTGCTAAGCCTCCGTTGGTGGCCATATCTATGGCAACCCCTGACCCATCTACAACAATACCTGCACCACCCGTCACCAGTAATCGATCACTAGAAGATGTTAATCCGTTTCCATAATAAATATTGGAGGCAGAGAGTTGTCCGTCCACATTCGCACCCCCTATCGGAAGCGCAGTTAATCCTCGGGCGGAACCAGAGAAATATGAAGCCGTGAGTGATGTGCTGGAGAAGGTTAATGTTGCATCGCATGTAGCGGTCCCATCACCATCTGAAACTATAAGGCGGCCGGCGCTATCGCCAGCAATTGCAGTAAGGGCCGGGGGAACGATATCGCCCGCCTCACTTCGAAATGCACTAGCAGACAGAGTACTTGTAAAAGATTTAGTACCGCCAATAGCCTGCGTGCTGTAATCATCGACCATGCTTTCGATGGCGCCACGGACTGCATTAGAAAAGTTAACAGTTCCCGTCAATGTATTATAAGCCATTTTTTACCTCTTCTCTTATAAATAGATTATTATTTTGTTTTGGCTCTCAAACATTAAAAAAGAGGACACCCCTCCATATAGGAGGCATTCAATATATTAAAGAAAGAATTTCTTTAGAAAAACAAGCTCTAGATTAGATGATCTTCCAGATGAGTCCGATTCCCGAACCACTAACAACCATCAAAGAGATAGAAGCGTTATCGGATCCCAGTTCGACATCCACATTGTCAGCCAAATCATCAATTGCATCGACCGCGTTTGGTGAAACAGTTAACGTATAACCACCCAGCGCCGGCGCTTTAATGCGAAGAACATCTCCCTTATTTAGGGTCGAACATGCTGGCAACGTCCACACGCGGTTGGCGTTGAACGATGACGTCCCCCAGTTCATCCCAACGAGCAGTGTTGCATTTTCATTCCCAATGGGATCGTTAACTGTTTCGGCGCCCCCGGCAGCTTCAAGCTGATTTGAAACCACACTAAGTCCCGAACCAGCGATATCAGTCAAGAAGCTACCAATGGCGACAGCTTTCACAAATCCATCTGTGGCGTCGGCGAAGTAAAGTCCGTCCGCTGCGACGTCTAGGGCTGTGTCCCCACTGACTCCCAGAGTAATCTCCGTGCCAGCCTTAAAGGTAACACCGTTATTAAACGATCCCGAACCATCCACAATCAAAGTGGAAGAACCACTGATGGTGGTAAAAGAACCAGCGGCGGGTGTGGTTCCACCAATAACTGCATCCACCGTACCGGCATTAATGTCAGCCGTGGTTGCTACTAAAGAAGCAATCGTGCCAAGACTCGTCAGAGACGAGCCAGTAACTGTGGCGCCCAGCGTGGTTTCGCTAAGAACTTCACTTGTATCAATAAACAAAGATAAAGTATCTTCGATGGTGAACCCAGTCGAGTCAGCAAAAGCTAGGCGCGTACCCGCCGCGGACAAATCCACCTTTTTGCCAGATTTGGTATCAAGCACCAATCCTGACGCGTCGTTGTAATAAACCGATGCATCGTTACCTGCACCGAATGTAATAGAACCAGTGCTATTAATAGCCCCAGTATCTGCTTCCAATTGATAACGGAAATTATCTGCTCGTAACGTTCCCGATTGAAATAAATAAGCCATTTTTAAAAACCCTCCATATTTAGTTTTTTTAGGCAACGTGACAAGCTAGACCAAGCACCCCAAGCACCACATTTGCATGTGGGCTCACTATTAATTAGTAACAAACACCCAATAAAATCTTAGTAAACGAAGTATTTGTCAGTCCCATTGCAATAAAGGGAGATAGCTGAGTAAGGGGATAGCAAAATTATAGAATTTTGACCGTCGATTGTTTGCGTTCCGCTAGCAGAAATGGTAATATTATTGGTATTGGCGTTTCCTGTCTC